TTTTGGTATAGGTACACTTGCAGACAAAGTGGCACAAGAACCAATGAAATTTGAGTGATACACTTTAATGGAGAAATAAAATGAAAATAACTAAAACACAACTAAGAGAACTCATCAGAGAAGAACTTTTGAATGAATATGCAGGTGCTGGAAATAAAATGGCTATAGTAAAAACACTTAAATCTTCAATAGAAACATTTAAGAAATACTCAATGATTTTACATCTTAAAAATGATAAATTAGCAAAGGCATTTAATTATGAGGTTGGAACGCTTACTTATGTTTTAAAATCTATTAAAACTTGGGATATAAAATAATAGCACAATTTCACATAGACAAACCGAGAGAAATCGGAAAACAAAAAGTTAAAATATCTAAACGGGAGATGATGATGGCAAAAGATGAATTACAAGAACGAGTATTACGAAAAAAGATTAGAGAGATTATTAGTGAAAGTGGAAGGGAAGAACTAACTAAAAAATTTAGAATATATGCTAAAACAGTTCTTGGTCATGCTAATAAAATATTTAATACGGCCAACAGGACAAATAAAGATTTTGTTAAACCAAATTGGAAACATAATTATCAGAGTGTAGTTGCATTAGAAACTATTCTTAAAAGTATGAAGAAAATAGCAGATAAACGTTGGAAGCTAGATAAGTAATGTTTAGTGATTTCATAGTAGCAAAATTTGATTTTTTATTATTGAGTGCGGTGGTGTTTGTAATACTATATTATGTGATGGAATTAGGTAGTGATAAAACTTAAAGATTTATTAATAGAAAAAAAACTCCGAGTATTTGATTTTGATGATACACTAGTAAAATCTAATTCTAAAGTTTATTTAATGCGTAATGGAAAGAAAATAACAATGACACCAGGACTATACGCAGTATATAAACCAGAACCAGGTGATGAAATAGATTTTTCAGAATTTGATAAAGTAATAGACCCTAAAAAAATAAAAAGTATGTTTAAGGTATTTAAGAGAATACATAGTGCAGTTGGAAATCGTCGTCTAACTATACTTACAGCCAGATCAAAATATAAACCAGTCAGACAATTTTTTAAGGATAGTGGCCACGGAGATGTATTTGTAGTAGCACTTGCAGATGCAAATCCACAAAAGAAAGCGGATTGGGTAGAAGGCCAAATCAAAAAAGGATACGATGATATAGCATTTTTCGATGATTCCAATAAAAATGTAAATGCAGTAAAGAAATTAAAACGGAAATATCCACATATAAAAATGAAGTCACAGTTGGTAAAATATGATTAAATTGTCATCACTACTTCCACTAACGGAGAGAATGAAAGTATTTGATAAAATGAAATGGAGTAAACAAGAGAAAATGAAAAAGTTTAGAGCATTTGGTAAATTACAGAAGTTTTCAAAGGACTTTGATAAAGGTGGACGAAGATGAGTAAATTAGCAACACAGTTAATACAAGAATTATTGGAAGATACTGGTGAAATAAAAAAAACCATAGCAGTATACTCCGGTAGATTCCAACCATATCATAAAGGACATCATCACGCATACGAATTCTTAGTTAAAAAATTCGGTAAGAAAAATGTATTTATAGGAACTTCAAATAAAACTGATGGTAAATCACCATTTGATTTTAAGGAAAAAGAAGCTATAATATCTAAAATGTTTAAAGTTCCAAAATCTAACATCATTCAAGTTAAAAATCCATATAATACTGTAGAGATAAAGTCTAAGTTTGATGAGAAAACTACTGCGTTGGTAGTTGGTCTCGGTGAAAAGGATGCTGGTAGATTAAGTGGAAAGTATTATAACCCATATACAGGTAAAGATATGGAAAGTTTTGAAACAAAAGGATATGTAATTACTGTCCCACAACTTCAAATGAAAATTGATGGAAAAACTATTAGTGGAACTGTTGTTAGAAATGCATTCAAAGGTGATAATCCAAAGGATGCATTTAAAACTCTATACGGTAAAGTTAATAAGTCCGTATATGGTATCTTTAAGACGAAATTTGGTATCACAGAGGGAGTTTTAACAGAAGGTATTAAACATATAGAGGATATGAAACCAAAGGATTTATTAAACTTCTTAAAACTGTGGAATGCCGACAATACAAAATTTGAAGTTAATGAAAAGGTAGATGGTCACTTTTTCCAATTTGGAATAAGGGGTGGAGGGTTTTATTCAGGATCAAAAACTAAAACTGTTAAACACGAAAAAGATTATCCTTCATTATATTTTTATGAAGATTTCGTAAAGTATCATAAATTATTAAAGAAAATTCCATATAAGAAAATAGTAGATAAATATGCAAAGAAATTTGGCATTGAAGGTAATACTAAAAACATATCTATTGAATGTGAGGCAATACCATCATGGGATTACAATATAGTATTATATGATCCAGAAAAAATTGGTGATGGTATAGTAGTATTATTTAAAATAATAGTTGATGGTGTAGAAACTCCAATAGCATTTCACGATGTATTTGCTAAAGAAGCAAATAAGAAAACTACCATTAAATTCTTTTCAAATCCAAAAGTAAATTTAAAACAAGTTCATTTTGAAGAAAGTTATGAAATTTTGTTAAGTAAGATGATTGAAAAATATGGAAATTTATTAAATACCCCAGCAAGAAAACCACACCATAAAAAAATCAAATATCAAATACAGAGAATAGCAAATTTGATTGGTAAAAAGATGAAAGGTAAAGTATTGAAAGTAGATTTTCAACGTGCATTTGGTGAAGAAGATGAAGGACTTGTATTATATGTTCCTGATGGAAATGTGGTCAAGATAGTAGATAAAAATCAGTTTACTGCTCGTAAAGAACGCAATTGGAAATACATGAATGATTTACAGAACGCAGAAAAAGAGTTGGTTAAACGCATTAAGGTAGACCCAACTGGACTTGAAGGTTATTTGGTTAAACTTGAAGCAAGTGTTAAATCAATAGCCGCTGAATTTAAAAGTGATGGTGATGAATTAGTAACCATTCCAAAGAAACGTGAAGATACACGAAAAAGTATAATATTGACAATTAATAGAATTAAGAATATGAAAAACTTATTAAAGAAAAATACTCCAGAAGTTGTATCTCAAATGTATTTAGACCGTAATGTAGATTAGGGAGAGAATTGATGATAACGGAAAATAGTGTAAGAAAATTAATACGAGAAGAAATAAAGAGACATTTTAAACGTTTATTACTTGAAGGTGGTAATGTTTTTAGTGATGTAAATTCAGTAGTCCCAAGTGAACATCTGGATGCTACAATCAAAAAATCTCTCGTAGATGCTGGTCTAAAAAAATTAAAATACACAATCATAGGAAACTATAAAAAACCATTTTTAGGGGATATTGATATTGCAGTAGATGTATCAGTCATGGCTAAAATTATGAAGTTTAACGGTGAAGCAACTGAATTTTGGGGAGAGTTAGATAAGTTTTTAGGTAGAACTAAAATTAAGGATCATAAAATTAATAAGGGATTAAAACAGGCTCACTTCATCACCCCACTTGTAGATAAAAGTGGTACTCAACTAAACGCTGTAGATAAAGATGGAAATGATTTAGGTGATCCTGGATATGTTCAGATTGATGTTATGATTGGTGATTTAGAATTCATGAAAAAAGCACTTTCTGCATCAGATTATAGAAGTAAATACAAAGCAGTATATCGTAATTTATTAATTGCAGATATTTTTTCTCAAACGATATTAAAAACAAAAGATCCTGACGTTAAGAGAAAATTTCAAATGAATTGGAAAAATGGTGTAGAGTTAGTTGATTTTACCACAAACGAAAAGGGAAAACGAGTTAAACTAAAAATAAGAAAAGTAATTGGGGATATGGATAAGTTAGCAAAATTTTTATTCGGATCAAAACGCACGTTTAAAGATATTGATTCATTTGAAAAATTATATAAGTTGATGAAGTCAAAGGACTTTTTATTTAAAAAGTTGAATAGGAAAATATTTGATGCATACAAAACTACACTAACAAGATATAAATTCCCAATTCCAAAGGAGTTATAAAAAATGGGCGGATGGGAAACAGTAAAAACCCAGAAAACTAAATTAACTCCAATGATAGTGAAGGCGTCAGTAAAAGAGTTTGAGAGGTTTGTTAAAAATTTTAATGTTTTTTTGAAAACGAGTGGACTACAACCACTTGGTAAATTAACTCCAGTTGGATCTACAAGTTACTATAAGCATGATTTGAAACATAAAGTTGATAAAATATATGGTGATATTGATATGTTGGTAGAAATACCAATTTCAGTTATAGACCAAAAAGATTTTAGAAAGAAGGAAAATGCAATAAGACGAAAATATCTTGAAACTTTTCTTACTTATGTAAAAACAAAGGCTCCAAAAAACGTAGAGATTACTGATACATTACACACCAAAGGAAATTCAGTAATTTTCAATTTGGGAGAGGAAGTTTATAGTCAAGTTGATTTGATATTGACATTCAAACCATATACAGACTGGATGAGTGGAAGATATAAGCCACAATATGGATTAAAGGGGTTTACTATTGGAAATTTATATAGTGCTCTTGGAAATACAGTAACAATGTCATTTGGAACAGAGGGGGTTTTGGGAAGATTCAAGAATAACATTTTAGTTACGTCAAGAAATAGAAAAGGAATAGAGTTTAAGTTAATTTCAACAGATATTGGTAAGTTTATGTATCACGCAACTCGTTTTTTAGTTAAACTAAACGACCCAAAAATAAATATTAAAGAAATAAAGATTGACCCACTACTTATTAAGTATAAGGGAATAGATACCGAAAATGTATCCATAAAAAGTTTCTGTATTGGAATTATAGGAATGGCAAAGACATTAGAACAAAATGGAGTTCTTGGTAAAGGTGGATTGAGTAATATGAAAAACTCAAAGGAATTCATAAAGAATGTTAGAAGTAATTACGCAAAACAAACAAAGAAACAATTATCGAATTCAAAATTTAAGAAAGCAGAAACGCCAGAGTCATTTGAAATGATAAAGCAAACACGAAAACATGCTTTAGAGGCAGTTAAAATAGTAAACAAACATTTGAGGTAACGGTTATGGGAGAACATCAAAGACACGTAGAGGCAAGAGAATCCATTTTACGAAATGAAACGCCAAATAAAAGAATAATGGTGGTCACGGAAGATAAAAAAGAAAAGAAAGCTCGTAAAAAAGAGATACAAGACGAAAGAGACAGAATAAATGGAAGAATGGAGGTATTACAAGAAGCAAAGATGCCATGGTTTTGTCCAAAGTGTGATAAAATAATGAAATTGAAACTTGATGATAAGATGTATAGATTATACAATCAATGTTTTGATTGTCAAGTAAAATTTGAGAATAAACTTCGGGTAGATGGAACATTTGAAGATTGGGAAAATCAAAAAGTGTTGAAAAATAAACTTTCATGGTTAAACGAACAAATAGAAAGTGTAGAAGATTGGAAAACACAGACCACACCCGAATTTTACAATCAAGTTGGAGTCCAGTCAGTAGAAATAGAGAAAGAGAAATGGACTCAAAGTGACGAGAAAGTAAAAGAAATGGCAGATGACGCACTCAAAGATTTACTCAAAATGAAAATAGAAGTTGAGGAAGAATTGTCTAATAGTTAAGTAAATTGATATTTATAAGTGATAAAGTATATCTTGGAGAAGATTATTGCATAAAAAGATTTTAAATGAGTTTAGTGGTGATAAAATAGGAGATTTTATAGTAGAAAATGATATAATTTCTATCATAAAAGAAGGTGCAGGTACCAGAAAAGCACCAGTAGATGACGGTCCAGGAACATTTTACAAATCATTGGATCAATATAAACAAGAAACCAAAGACTGGGTTAAGCAATTACAGAATGATTTAGGATATAAGGTAATTGGATATATTTTAAGTGACGGTGCAATGGATCCAGAAGAAGATTATACTATGGACTACAGAGAAGTTCCAGCAATTTCATACGGAGCTAAGAAAAAATATAAAAACAGATTACGTGATGTGATAGAAAATTTAGGTTGGAGTGTAATTAAATGGTTGGGAGTAGATGATAAGAATGTATTATTTGCTGGTCCACCTGTAGCATCTGGAATTGACGCTGAAGGTCGTATAGAAGATAACATACGTAATACATCAGACCCCGCAAAGAAATCACCAAAATTTAGTGGAGGTAGACCGCGACTTCATGTAGAGAATTTATCACCTGAATGGTGGAAGACTAACTTATTGGAAGATTGAATGAATAAATTTGAAACGAAAATGTTAAAACTTATAAATGAAGGGTCATCAGCTGGCGGACATGGTACAGGTTTAGGTGAAATTGGAGATGGATGGCCAGACGGTCTTTACACTAAACGTGGAGAGAGACGAGTAGTGGGACCTGCAAGTTTAACTCGTGGTATGACACAAATTGATTTTCCAGCATCGGACAATATTTACGGTGGTAACGGAAGTCTAAATAATTTAAAACGGGCAGAACGAGATAAAGCAATGGTATATCGTTATTTAAGTGGTCCAGAAGAATACGCATCAATAATGGCAAATGAATTACGAGACGACACTCCACCATTAGCACCAAAACAGAGAATGTATGGAATCCACGGATTTCATAGAAAACAAGAATATACAATTCCACCAGAAACCTCAAACTTCCATTCAACGTCGGAAACTTTGATTAAACCAACTACACCTCCAGAGGGAACTAAAAGTGGTGGAATCGATCCAACACCAGAACCGGGTTCTAAGGAAATGGGAAGTGCAAGTGGATATAGACAAGTTCAAAAAGGTGGTCAGTCTATATTTGCTAAAAATGAAAAATTATGGGGAAAATGGATAGACCATAGAATAGGTGGTAGAGTAGATAGTAGAGAATGGAAAGGAAATAAATTAGTTGATTTATTACCAAAGGGGAAAAAATAATGGCAATTACAATAGATGTTTCCGTGGGAGATGTGATCAAAACGGGGAAGTTCAAAAATCTCATGATAAGCTGGAGAAATTAAAATGATTATTTATCGAGCACACAATGAAATAAATGATAAATCTTATATTGGTCAGACGATTAAGACATTGGAAGATAGAAAAAAAGGTCATTGCCAGAGCGCATTTAATGGAAATTCAAATTTTTATTTTCATAATGCACTTCGTAAATATGGCATAGAAAATTTTAAGTGGGGTATTATATGTGAGTGTAATTCTATGGATGAGTTAAATAAAATGGAATCATATTATATTAAAGAATATAATACTTTTATGGATGAGGGAACCGGATATAATATGACTACTGGTGGATTTAATCATATTTTTTCGGAAGAATCAAATAAGAAAAAAGGCAAATCATTAAAAGGAAGAATTCGTTCTAAAGAACATTCTATGAATATTAGTAAAGGCTTGCTGGGTAGAAATTTATCTGATGAACATCGTAAAAATATTAGTAAGACAATGTTTGGAGTAACTAAATCTGAAGAACATTGTAATAATATTAGCAAAGGTCTTACTGAAAAAAAATTAACAGAATCTCATCGTAAAAGTATTAGTGATGCGTTAATGGGCATACCATTATCTAAAGAACGATGTCGAAATATGAGCATTGGCAGAACAGGTATGAAATTTTCAAGAGTTGAATGCCCATCATGTGGTGTAGTTGGTGGAATAAATTTGATGCATCGATATCATTTTGAAAATTGTGGACGGATACATAAACAAAAAATAGATACTTGTCCTAACTGTGATAAAACTGGAGGAGTAACTAATATGAAACGATATCATTTCAATAATTGTAGGAGCAAAAAATGATTGAATTACCGATTAAAAAAGGCGACACTGTAAAAATGGGTAAATTTAAGAATAAGCCAGTAGTAATTAAATCTATTAAATGGAATGAAAAGGGGGATTTATTGATAAATGATCGCCCAGCACTTAAATTTAGACTTTTTAAAACTGTAAATATTTTCGACAAAGGTTTTACTGAGGACATAAAACGTGATAGTGAAGGATATGGTAAATATAAAGAACCAATGGATAGTGAATTTGATGAACCGTCAAAAACTAAGAAGTTAGAAGGTAAGTCTACTTATAAAAAAATAATGGAGATGGAATAATGGAATGGTTAAAGAAGTTAATTATTGCGATTTTAGGACTTTTCGGGTTGAGCACATTACTGAGTGCAAAAAAATCAAAAGAAGCCAAAGAGTTGAAGAGGGTTATTAAAGAGAACAAGAAAAAAGAAGAAGTGGTACTAAAAGAAATAAAAACTTTACAGAAAAATAAGAAGAAAAACAAGAAAGAAATAACAAAATTAAAACGGAAATTGACTAAAACTAAAAAAGATGTCCAGAAAATGGAAACAGCCTTTGAAAATGATGACGCAGATGATGCAGCAGAATTTTTAAGGAAATTTTCCAAAAGTAAATAATTATATATAAGGAGAAATTAAATGGCAGATGCAGGGACAATGTTCAGATCATTACCAACAGACCAAAAGCTTGGTGATTACAATGGTATAACAAAAGTACTATCGAGTACAACAGTAGAATTCACTGGATCAAACGCTGGAGCTGCATTTATAGTTGAAAATACTACAAACGTGGTTGTTCACGGATCAGGTGGTGGAACACTACCATCGACAGTATTAAACACGAAAACACTATATCCAATTGGAGTAAACAAAGTAGTAATTGGTGAAACCGGCGTAGTCTACGTATTACATAGATAATATGAAATATATTTGGATAGTATTATTATCCACTGTTCTGTTCGGGCAACAGACTTTTACAGACGAACAGGTAGTGGCTATAGCAAATCAAATAAAAGAACTTCAGTATTCTGATAGCACTAAATCTGTGCAACTTGGAATATACGAAGAATTACTGGTTGGTTATAATGAACAGGCTAAAACCGATTCTACTTTATTATTAAAGAAAGATGAACAGATTGGATTATTAGAAGAACGTAATGATTTATTGGAAAAACAAGTGAAACTTTCCAAGCCTTCGTGGTATGAAAATAAATGGCTATATTTCACATACGGAGCAGCATCTATAATTATACCTACGTATTTTGGAATAAAAATTGTGGAAGTANCAAAGTAAATGAGTAATAGCCAAAACATAAAAGAAATAATAAAAGCCGAATACATAAAGTGTGCTAAAGACCCAATATACTTTCTAAAAAAGTATGCTGTCATTCAACATCCAATAGACGGTAAAATTCCATTTTCCTTATATGATTTCCAAGAAAAAACATTAGAAGATTTTAATAAGCACAATTATAATATTATTCTCAAAGCTCGTCAGTTAGGAATATCCACTCTCGTAGCTGGTTATTCATTATGGATGATGACCTTTCAAACAGACAAGAATATATTGGTTATTGCTACCAAACAGGATACAGCAAAAAATCTCGTAACAAAAATACGAGTTATGCATGCTAATCTTCCAAATTGGGTAAAATCCAGTTGTACGGAGGATAATAAATTATCTTTAAAATATTCAAATGGTTCACAAGTAAAGGCAATTTCCAGTGGTGAAGATAGTGGTAGATCAGAAGCATTATCATTATTGATACTCGATGAAGCCTCATTTATTCCAAAAATTGATGCAATATGGACAGCGGCACAAAGTACCTTATCTACTGGTGGTCAATGTATTGCATTAAGCACACCCAATGGAGTAGGAAATTGGTTTCATAAAACATGGGCTGGAGCTGAAGAAGGGAAAAATGATTGGAATTTCATTAAACTCCATTGGACAGTACACCCAGATAGGGAACAAGATTGGAGAGATGACCAAGATAAACTATTAGGTCCTTCAATGGCAGCACAAGAATGTGATTGCTCATTCATCACATCTGGTCAAACTGTAATTGATGGTGTTATACTTGAAGAATATAAAAATACCCACATTGAAGAACCAATGGAAAAAAGGGGATTTGATAGTAATTTATGGATATGGAGACCACCAGATTACACACAAGATTATGTATTGAGTGCTGACGTTGCCCGTGGTGATGGTAATGACTTTTCAGCATTCCACGTAATAGATGTACAGAAAATGGAACAAGTAGCGGAATATAAAGGAAAAATATCCACAAAAGATTTTGGTAATTTATGTATGAATACTGCAGTAGAATATAACAACGCGTTACTCGTTATTGAAAATGCATCAATAGGTTGGGCAGCAATACAGCAAGTTATAGACAGAGATTATGATAATTTGTTTTATACGAGTAAGGATTTACACTACGTGGATGTTCAGCGTCAAATATCAAATAAATATAGAAATATGGATCAAAAGATGGTCCCGGGTTTCAGTATGACCATGAAAACACGACCATTAGTAATAGCAAAATTAGAAGAGTATTTTAGAGAAAAAACTGTAATAGTTCATTCATCTAGATTGATAGAAGAATTGTTTGTATTTATTTACCACAATTTTAAGGCACAGGCAATGGAAGGATATAATGATGATCTTTCAATCAGTCTTGCAATAGGTATGTGGGTTAGAGATACAGCATTAAGATTAAAATCAGAAGGAATAGCATTACAGAAAGATGTATTAAGTAGAACATTAGATTACGAAGCAGTTTACCAACCAATGGATAATAGAAATGATTCTTGGGAAATGGAAGTTGCTGGAGAAAAAGAAAATTTAACATGGTTAATAAAATAATAAGAGGGTAAAATGGCAGAATATAAAAGAAATTGTCCAACTTGTAATAAAAAATTAACTTATACAAGTACGTCTGGATATACTTATTCAAATAAAATAAATTCTAATTGCAATTCGTGTTCTCACATTGGAAAAATGAAAATTTTAAATGAAAAAAAATATGAGAGATTTTGTCCAAAATGTATTGTGGAAGTTTTACATACTACCAAATATAGACGAGACTTAGCAATCAAAAATGAAAGTTTGTGTAGGAGTTGCTCACAGAAAGGTAGAATTTTATCTGAAGATCATATAAAAAATATAAGTATATCAATGTCTGGAAAAAATAATCCATTTTATGGAAAGAAACGTCCAGAATTTAGTAAATTAAGAATGGGTCATGAAGTGAGTAACGAAACAAGAAAAAAATTAAGTATTGCAAATACTGGAAACATTCATACAGAAAAAACAAAGAAAAAACAAAGAATATCTGCCATAAGAAGAATTGAACGAACTGAATTAAATGGAGGTCAATTGATACCAAACTACAACCCAGACGCCTGTAAAATAATAGAAAACTACGGAAAAGAAAACGGCTACAACTTCCAACACGCAGAAAATGGTGGTGAAGTAAGAATAGGTGGATATTATCCAGATGGATTAGATGAAAATAGAAAAACAATTATAGAAGTTGATGAAAGTCATCATTTTAAGAATGGTGAATTAAGAAAGAAGGATATAAAACGACAAACATATCTTGAAAGTTTAGGATATGATGTTATACGAATTAAATTAAATAGGAGTAATATAAGTTATGGCAGATAAAAGTTTACGGAGCCGTCTCCGCCGATTATTCAGCACAAATGCTATCGTTAGACACGCTGGTGGTAAAAAGTTAAAAATTGCTGATACAAACCAAGTTCAGAACGCTACAAGAAACAGTCTTGTGGACAGATGGTCCAGAATACACACCAATTTAACAACTGGTGGATATGGACACGCTCAAGCAATTAGTTTCCAAGCACAACGTCTTGGATTATTCAAAGATTATGAAGAAATGGATAATGACGCAATCCTGTCAAGTGCATTGGATATTTATGCTGATGAAAGTACGTTACGATCCGAATATGGTAAAGTGTTAGAAATTAGATCTGAAAATGAAAATATTCATGATATATTACATAATTTATATTACGATGTTTTGAATATAGAATTCAATCTCTGGCCATGGGTTCGTAATATGTGCAAATACGGTGACTTCTATCTTTATTTGGATATTAAGGAAAAATATGGCATTACAAATGTAGTACCACTTTCAGCGTATGATGTTACTCGTATAGAGGGTGAAGATCCAGATAATCCATACATGACACAGTTCGTAGTGGAGCACGGTGACGCGAGACATAGTTCAAATATGAATGGCAACAAAGAATTGGAAAATTATGAAATGGCACATTTCAGATTACTATCAGATTCAAATTTCCTACCTTATGGTAAAAGTATGATTGAAGGTGGTCGTAAAATCTGGAAACAACTTTCACTTATGGAAGACGCTATGTTAATCCATCGTATTATGAGAGCACCAGAAAAGAGAATTTTCAAATTTGACATTGGAAACATCCCACCTGCAGAAGTTGATAACTTCATGCAAAAAGTTACAAATAAAATGAAGAAAGCTCCAGTTATGGATACAGCAACTGGTGATTACAATTTAAAATACAACATCCAAAATCTTACAGAGGACTTTTTTATCCCTGTTCGTGGTGGCGATAGTGGAACGTCAATAGAAACTTTAAGTGGTCTTACATACGAAGCTGTGGACGATATAGAGTATTTGAGAAATAAACTCCTAGCAGCATTAAAAATCCCAAAACCATTTCTTGGTTATGATGAAAACGTAAGTGGAAAAGCTACTCTTGCAGCCGAAGATGTTCGTTTCGCAAGAACAATAGAACGACTCCAACGAATAGTAACAAGTGAATTAACTAAAATTGGTATCGTTCATTTATATGCACAAGGTTATACTGACGCTGACCTAGTCAATTTTGAATTGAAACTTACAAACCCATCCACAATATACGAAGAAGAAAAGATAGAGTTATGGAACAACAAACAAAGTCTTGCGTCAAGTATGATGGACTCCAAAATAGCAGATACAGAATGGATTTACAATAACATTTTCAAGTTTACAGAAGAAGAGAAGAAGAATGTTAGACTCGGTATTATTAAAGACCAAAAACGTAAATTCAGATGGGATCAGATAGAACAAGAGGGAAATGACCCAGTTCAAAGTGAGGAAGCAGTTGGAACTCAAGGTGCTATGGCAGGTCAAGATCAACAAGGTGGTGGTAGTCCATTTGGGAGAACCGGAAAAGAATTAGATATGGAAATGCCAGACGACGGTTGGCCAGGAAGTGGTCGTCCAAAAGAAGGTCCAAAATATGGTAAAGATTCGAGTATCAGAGGTCGTGATCCATTAGGGTCACATGATAAAAGAAAGGCAAGTAGTGGTAGTCCGAAATATGGACTCGCATTAGCACACTACGATACATTAAAGAAAAGTTTAGGTAAAATTGGTAAAGAAGATAGGAAGATTTTATTTGAAGCTAGTGATGTAGAAGAAGAATATAAAAATGAATTATCATCATCGTTAAGTAACGAAATAAATGATTGATTATTAGAAGTTTTTATATTTATAGATGAAGAAATATACTTATTTAGGAGTTAAATTATGAGTCAAAGAGTACGTCATAGTAAAATTAAGAATACTGGGATACTTTTCGAATTACTATCTCGTCAGATCACAGTAGACGTGATGAATGATAATGCGAAAAGCAAATCAGTTGAAATTTTAAAGAAATTTTTCAATGAGGGAACGGAGTTAGGTAAAGAGAATCAACTCTATCAAGTTTTATTAAAGGAAAATTATAATTCACCACGGAAAGCTGAAAAATTACTTGAAGTAGTTTTAAAGTCAAGGGAAAAACTACAGAACAAAAAATTACGAACTGAAAAATATAATTTAATTAAGAAAATTAAAGAAAATTATAAAGTAGAAGATTTTTTTAATGTGAGAATACCTAATTACAAGGTATATGCTTCAATATATAAGTCATTTCTTGCAGAAACTACTCCGGTATTTGATCCAGCAGATGAAGTAAATAGTACATTTACTATAATGGAACACATCACACGAAATAAAACAAAACCGAGAAATACAGACAATAAAACTCTTGCTGAATTCAAAAAAGAAGATACAGATTTACGATTGTTGTCTTATCAGTTAATGGTGGATAATTTTAATGGTAAATATAAAACTCTTAATTCAATGCAACGAAATCTATTAAAAGAATATGTAAATAACATTTCTAATACAAATTCATTAAGAGAATTTATCAACGGTGAAGTTAAAAAGGTAAAAGAGATTTTGACTAAATCACTACCAAAGATTACTGATAAAATTACTAAAATTAAGTTAAAAGAATCTATAGCACAAGCTGATACTCTAACAAAAGGTAAAATTGTTAGAGATAAGCAGGTTGTATCACTAATGAGATATTATTCACTTATTGGAGAACTTAGAAATGTCGTTAAATAGGGAAAGTCTAATACGAAAACTCGTCCGTGAACTTATTAAACAAGAATTAGATGAGGCAAATTCAACTGCAAGTGTAGGTGGTAGTTATAATACACCACACGCTTTCAGTGGTAGTAATAAAAAGGGTACTAAAAAAGGAAAGGCTGGATACACGAAAGGTCACGAAGAACCAACTCGTGGAACTGGTTTATATGTCACAAAGAACCCAAAATTGAGAAAAGAGTCTATAAACGAATCAAAAACTCCAGGATTTACCAACAGGAAATTCGGTGATCCACTTCCAACTTTAGCTGGTATCATGAAAAATCACAAATCAAAAGTAAGAGAGGGAAAGTATCATGATTACAGAAATGATGAATCGATGAGTGCTAAACAAAAAATTGGTCAGTCAATGAGAGAAGTCCGTGATAAACTAAATGAGTTAGATAAGTTAGTTAAGATGAATGTCAAACTAAAAACCGAGCTGTCCATTGATTCCAGAAGCTACTGGAAAAACACTCACAAAGCCATGGGCAAGATTAGTGAAAAATTGGTGAAATTATCCAATAAAATTGGGAAACTGTATTAAGGCCTAAAATGCCCTTTACAGAAAATAAAAAGTCCTATTTGGACTCTTTGTTTAGTATTTCTACTTTATTAAAACGATGGCACACCGAAATACAAAACAAAGATATAAATAAGAATTATATGATTGATTCACTAAATAAGTGGATTAAGAAACTTGAAAAGTTAAGACATGAAATAATGATGGGGAAATCAAAATGAAAATAACTAAAACACAATTAAGACAAATAATCAAAGAAGAAGTAACTGAAGCTTATATAGATCCCGATGATGCACCTAAGATGTTAGTTGATGGGTTGAATACGTTGAGAAATGAGATTTTCAATGCAACTAAATATAAAGGTAAAGTAGAAGGATGGGCTGAAAAATACTATAGATCTGTACCTGGGATGTTGGATATGATATCTCGGCTGACTAAAATAATAGGGAAAATGAAATGAAGACATTATTGGAATTAACTAAAGCACAATTAAAAGAAATAATTAGAGAAGAAATTTATCTTATAGAAAATAATTCAAATTTTGCTATTGATGCTAAAAATTCTATACAAAGTATAAAAATATCATCACTATTAAAGAAACAGTTTCCAAATGTTAAATATGAAAAAACTTCAACTTTTTTTGATTTTAGTGGTTATATTGATAAAAGTGTAGCCGATAAAATTTATAAAGCCCTAAAAGGAAGTGGTATAAAATTTAATGTCGATGGTATATAGGAACAAATAAAATGAAAATAACCAAAACACAATTAAGAGAAATAATCAAAGAAGAAATTCAACTATTAACTGAACGCAGTCTTTCTGGTGAAATGGAAGAATTAAAACTCTACATTGATAATGATTCTCGTTTATATAATGGTACATATATTCCAATATTAAAGAATTTATCTAAAAAGAAACAAAAGGGAAAGTATAATTCATCATTAGCCATGAAAGGATTTGTATATCTTGTCAATGATGGAGCTAAGAAGTATGTTAAAGAGTTCGGTGGAAACGATAGAGACATATTTCCAAAGAGACAAAGAATTATGTTAGCAAAAGATTATGTAGATGAATTTGAACAAATTTTTAAAAATCAAGAATATGATTTTATGAAAACGGAGAAGTAATGTGATAAAATTAAAAAAATTAATAAACGAAAGTACACCTGGATTCACAAAAAGAAAATTTGGTGATCCACTTCCAACACTTGAAGATGTAATGAAACAACATCAAGAAAGTAAATTACAAGAAGATTGGTGGGATGATATGGATGCATCAGCACAGGCACAATATATAAAAGCCCATCCAGGTTCAAAACAAGCACAACAAGCTGATGATGATGATGGTGGTGAAGAACCGAGTGGTGAAGGACCAAGTGGTGAAGAAAAATTAGACCCACAAAAAATTAAAGATGATTATGCTACTGCTGGAGAAAACCTTACTTTTTCAAAGGGGGAGTTGGACGATGCAAAAGCAATGGGCGATGAAGAAGAAATATCAAGGATTCAATCAATTGTTGATGGTGATAGAAAAGAATTCGTTGCATCTCGTAAAACATATTATACTGCTAATCAGGAAAAAATTGAAGATGATTATGATACCGCCGAAGAAAACCTTACTTTTTCAAAGGGGGAGTTGGACGATGCAAAAGAAACGGGTGATGAAGAAGAAATATCAAGGATTCAATCAATTGTTGATGATGATAGAGAAGAATTTAGAAAAAGTAGGAGAGAACTCGGACGCATGGAGAAGGTAGTTGGTGCCAAATCCCCCAGAACTGGTAATGAATTAAACCAAGAAACACTTATGATTGATGGAAAACAGTTTCGTAGAATTAGTGAAGTGGAAAAAGAACCAAAATCAAAATATGAATTTTCAGAGTTTTACAAAAGATTTAAGAGATAGGAGATTAAAATGACAAAAAAACACATATTACAAGAAAATTATGAGAGATTTTTTGTAAAGAGGGAATTTGGTGATCCACTACCTACATTTGAAGATGTAATGAAACGACATCAAATAAATAAATTAGAAGAAGATTGGTGGGATGATTTAGATAGAGCAGACCAACCAACTTACACTAAATCTCATTCAACAAGACAAAAAGTACAGGATGCTAAGGTAGACGATGGTGCTGAAATCACAGTAAACGGAAAACAATACAGATCAATTACAGAATCAAAAAAATCAAGTTACAATTTCACGGAATTACATGATAGAATTATCAATAGGAGAATATAATGAGTAATAGGCAGTTGATTGTCGATTATCTCCCGTTTGAAATTTCACGGGAACAAATAACTGAATCACTAAAAACTAATCAGGGTCGTCTCGTAGTGCATGGAGTATTACAGCGAGCAGATGCAAAAAACCAGAATGGTAGAGTTTATCCAGGCAAGATATTAGCTCGTGAAGCAACGAAATATTCTGAAGGATTTATTAATCAAAAACGAGCAATGGGTGAATTAGACCATCCAGAATCATCCGTGGTAAATTTACAAAATGTATCTCACAATATTACTGAAATGCATTGGGAAGGAAAAAACTTAGTAGGAACAGTAGAAGTATTAGGGACACCATCAGGAAATATTCTAACGGAATTATTTAAGGCAGGAATAAAATTAGGTATTTCGTCAAGAGGTATGGGTTCAGTAGAACCACTAAAGGAGGGTGATGGTCAACAAGTAGGAGATGATTTTGAGTTAATTGCATTTGATTTTGTCAGTAATCCAAGCACACACGGTGCATTTTTATATCCACTTAAAGAAGGAGTAGAGAAAGTAGAAGATGGTAGAACGTGTAACAAATACTGTAAAGTAGAAGAAATTATTAACGACATTATTAGAGGAGAGTAACAATGACAAAAACACAATTAAGAGAAATGATTAGAGAAATAGTATCTGAGGAAGGTGATGCATTTGACGCTCCAATCCCAGCACAAGTAAAACGACATATGAATAAGTTTATCGAAGCCACAAAAGGTGCAAATTTAAACAAAAAGAAAATTGGTGCCATTTTAGGTCAAGTAGTTACTGCACTTGGTATTGAGGCTAATGAATTAGCAAGATACGTTAGATTAGTTAAAAAGGGATTATAACATGAAAGATAGACAAATATACGAAATGAACAAGAAATGGAGAGAATTCCGTCTTGATGAAAAACTAAACGAAGAAAATGAATCTCTTTGGACTTGGGTATACAAAGGTGTATTGGGTGGATTCAAAAAGGCCGAGAAAAAAGGTGGTGGTAGTGTTAGTTTAGATGAAGTTGCACGAGGTGTTGCATTTCTAATTAAAACAGAGTTTGGTGGTGGTGCAAAAAACGATTTTGTAAAATCACTTAAAAAGTATATTAGATAATGAAACCTGGTCATCACACTTGACCATATAGTGGTGAAGAACACCCAGTTTGGGTAAAACATAAGGAAGAACCTGTGGACGAATATAAATCAAGATTATCAGCCTATCTTAGTGATATGGTACGAGAAGAACTTGAAAAATACGATGGTGGATTCACAGATGAGTGGAATGACCAACGAAAAAAGAATGCCGAAGTCTTGGGATATAAACTTTCAGGTACAAGTGATATAAAAGAAACCAAGAAAAAAGATTCTCGTGGAACGGAGAGGGATTACAAAAAAGAATACGCAAAGTATGGTTCATCCACTAAATCTAAAAAGTATAGAGCTGAATTAAATAAGTACAATCGTAAGAAAGGTACTTATGGAAATGGTGATGGTAAAGATGCATCACATAAGGGAGGAAAAATTGTGGGATTTGAATCAGAATCAAAAAATCGAGGTAGAGCCGAAAAGAGCAGATTGAAAAAAGAATCCGTAAATGAAGGCCAAAAAAGATTTAGAATCGGACATAATATAGGTAGAGCTAAATACGTTATCAGTTTCCATAACGGTAAATCAAAACATACTGACGGAAGTGATTTTTGGGATCTGCAAATCCATAAAAACAAAAAATCTCTTGAAAAGGGTAAAGAAGATTTAAGACAAAAGGGATACTTTGAAGAATCCGTAAATGGGGCAACAAAGAGTAGATTGAAAAAAGAAACGGTATCACGTAATACACTCCGTAAAATAATTAGAGAAGAATTACAATCCGTAAATGAAGGATTGTCAGGAAGTATTTTGACGAAAGTTAAAAAGAATTCAAAAGATGTTTATGGTAGAACTGATTATACTGCAGATGGTAATCAAATGTCTTATTATAGTGGTAATAACAAATATTATATTGTCTTTCATGGTAAAAAAGGTGAAGTAACAAAATATATTGATATGCCAGGAAATGTTAATAAACACGATAAAGCAGAAAAATTCTTTAAAGATTTTATAAAAAAATATGATAGAACTAAAAAATTAGAATCCGTAAATGAA